CACAACCCCAGGCGCAGCCGCTCCCGCCTCGCTGATAGCAGCGTCAGGCGCAACCGTCACCGCACCGAGCACAACGCCAGGCGCAGCCGCTCCCGCCTCGCTGATAGCAGCCGCTGGCGCAACCGTAATGCCGCCGATCACCACCACCGGCGACAGTCCGACCCACACCGGCCCCGACGGCGACCCGCCTACCAGCAACTCGCCATTCGTCGGCGCCCCGGTCACCGTCGCTGAATCTCTCGCTACCGTCCCGGCGGCATCATCGAGATGGTACAGCCCCATCGCATTGGCGTCCGGCTCAAACCGGCGCGCTGGCGTAAACGTCGCCGTGTAGCGCACCGAGTCGCTGATGAGCATCTCGTCAACCTGGCCGTTGTATCCGGAGCCAACGTCGTGTTTTTCCGTGCCGAGTACAAAAAACTCATTGTCGAGTCCAGACCCGTTTGTGTGGCCGGCTGGTATGCTCCAGTTGGTCGTGTCGTAGGTGCCCGACGCCTCGTTGACGCCGTCGATCCAAATGATGACCTGACCATTGCTGATATTGCGCGTGACCGCCACGTGGTGCCACTGTCCGTCGCCGATGTTCGATGTCGTGCGGAGCGTCGCCCATGTGCCGCCACTGCCGGCCTGCCCGAAGCAGGCGACAAGAACGCCGCTGCGCCGTGTCACGCCGAGGACAACGTGACCGCGCTGTGCGTTGTAGTCGTCACGGTCGGCGACGATGTTGGCATAGCGTGCGTCTGTTGCCGTCGTCGTGTTGTCGGCATAGTTGCAACGCAGCCAGAAATCATAGGTGAAACTCCCCGCCCCGACGTTGACCGGATATTGCGTGCTGGCCCCATCTTCGAGCGGAATGCGCACGCGGTCGATCTGGCCCGTAGCGTTGCCGTAGAATCTCAGCGCATAATCGCCTGCCGATGCCACAGACACTGCCGCCGCCGGCGAGACTGTCACCGCACCGAGCGCCACGCCAGGCGCAACTGCACCAGCATCGCTGATGGCCACCGCCGGTGCAATCGTAATCCCGCCAGCTTCCACCGTCGGCGCAACCGCACCGGCCTCAGCAATGGCCGCACCAGGCGCAACCGTGACCCCGCTGGCAATGTCCGCCGCGGAAAAACTATCCCATTCCGGCGTAGCGCCATACGCCAACAGCGCCACGCCTCGATTGCCAGAACCACCAGCATAGGTGCTGTCGGTGAACGTAAATCGCTGCGTGCCATCGACATAGCCGGTGATCGTGGTCCCGGCTACCGTGATTCTGAGCGTGTAGTCGGTAGCTGTCGAAACGCTGCCCCAGACATACCCGTACCCGACGCCACCATCGTCTCCGTTGTCGAGACGCACAATATAAAATGCGTCTCCTGGAAACATGAGGATGGCATAGCCATCAATATCGGTTAGCGCCGTGCCGCTCGTCGGACAACGCACCAGCACGCCGCCGCCATAATATCCGCTACCACTTGCACGAATCACAACAGACGCGTCTACGTCCGCTCCGTCCATGCCTGTCGCATAGCGTAGCGCACGATAATCGCCTGTCGTCTCCTGGCGCGCACGCACGCTGGAAAGGATGTTCCAGTTTCCAGCGTTGACTGCGGTCCAGTTAGCGCCTAGACTCGCCCGATTGAAATCGTCGGAGTAACTAGCCACTACCGCACCACCCGCACCCGCAACCGGGTCATCTCATCATTGCCGTCAAACTGCACGCCAACAATCTCGAACAACTCGGCATCCACCACCACCCGATCCAACTCCGTCACCGTTGCGTAATACCCGGCAATCACCACCGTGTGTGTGTACTCTGCAAATACCTGCGTCTGGCTGCGCAGCTCGTTGGCCGTCGCCGGTGCAATCCTGCAGCGGATGCCCTCATGCCCGGCCAGCGCTGCCCACGTGCGCACCTCGGCGCCCGTCGATGACTGCGTGATGGTCGCCCGCTGCACCGTCGCCGTGGACGCAAAAAACGTTGGCGCCAACCTCGTCAACCAACTCGGATGCACCAACGTCCCCTGTCTCATCATTCTCCCCATCTACCAAACTGCGGCGAGCCGCCCCTCGCAACTCGCCCCTCGCCCCTGGTCACATAACAACCGATTATCCCAACAGCGACGAATTGATCACCTGTTCCCGCCAGGCGAAATCATCGACAATCACCTCGGCGATCTCGAACCCGGCATACCCCGCATCCGCATCGTCGGCCTCCGCCTGCTGGCGCAGCAGCTTCGCCCGCGCCAACAGTGACTCAGCCAACTTGGCCCCATCCGTCTGCACATCCAGCAGCTTTATGACCTTTAGGGTCATAGCCTCAGATGCCGCAATCGTCTCCAACGCCAGCGCCGCCGCCCGCCGCACCGACCCGGATTCCAGCGACACGAACGCCGTCAACTCCTCATCAGAGAAAACGGCATTCGCCCAATCCGTGTCAGGAATCAGCAGCCGGATTTTGCCGACGTTCGTGGTCAGGTCGTAGGTAAAGGCCATGCGTCCGCCTTACTTGTCGTCTCGTGTCCGCCGCTTCGTTGGTTTCACAGGCTCAGGCTCCCGCAGCGCCACCAGGTCGCCCTCCGCCGGCGCCGCCGCCGCCGAAATCTCCACCGCCACCTGCGCCAGCACCACATTCATATAGCGCAGGCTCAGCGCAATATCGTGCAGATACTCATCTGCCTGCGTCGCCGGCGGTGGCAGCGCCCGCCGCTCCTCGCTCATCATGAGCCGCTCCCATTGCTGGCAACTGCGCTCTTCGGAGAAAGCAGCGTTCCACCAAAGCCGATAACCGCTTTGTACTCCTGACTCATCGTCGAGAAGTCGCCGGCCATCTGGTCGATGCCGCCACCAATGCGCACCGTGTTGGCCAGCTTCTGGTAGAGCGCCGGTTCTTGGAAGCCAGTGAGCAGTCCGACCTCGATGGCCGCCCGGCCAACCGCCGGCGAAGCGAAGAGGAACCACGATGTCGAGCCGTTGCTGCTCGAGGCAATGATCGGAATGTACGGATCGACCACCACCGTCAAGTTGGACCCGAGCCAGTTCTGAGTCTCAAGCTCGAGGCCGCTGGCGCCGCCGGCCGTCGTCTGGCGCACGGTGGTGGCGTTGACGATGTTGCGTGCCGTCACCTCGAGCGCAGGCGGCACAACCAGGATCACCGATTCGACCATGATCGGCTCGCTGTCGCTGTCCTTCATGCTGCGCAGAATGCCCCACGCCGTGTTGAGTGCAGCCAGGCTCAGCACCGGGTTGCTCGTCACGATGTTGGCGTTGCCAGAAGCGAAGAACGTGCCGTCCGGGCCAGTCGTGCCGACGTACAAGTCGGTGACGAATTTTGCCAGCGTGCGCGCAGCGCCACGCCCGAGCCGGTTCGGTACATCCTCAAAGGCGCCGAGATCGTCGTTCATGAGCGCCTCGAACGAAATCTTGACGCCCTTGCTGAACTTCTTCGCCGCGTAGGTGTAGCTCGTTTCGCTCAGGCCAACGTACTCAAGTTCTTCGCTCTCGTTCTGCTGCGAGAGCTGCCCCTCGGCGCCGTCGACCGCAATGCGCCGCACGGTGCGGAAATCACGCACGGTGCGCACAGAGACGAACTGCCGCCAGGAGGCTGGGAACTCCCGATAGCGCGCCAGCAACATGCGATCCAGCACATCGCCCGTCAGATACGGGAAATCGCTGGTCGTCAGATTCTCCCGGAAAACACCGGGATAGTTGGCAGCGATGGCGCGTGCCACCGCCGGCGTGCGCGGCGCCAGCGCTTCCTGCAGGAAGTAGCTCGGCACCTTGCCCGAAATCAGATCACCCCACAGTGCGGCCGCATTCGCCACCGCACCCGCGCGTGCCTGGCTGCGATGCAATGTAAAACCATCCAGACCGCCCTCATTCAGTCCAACAAACTCGTCCATCGTTGCTCTCCTGTTGGCTCTAGGCCACACTCACTCGCCGGCCTAGTAGCCGACCTTGACCAAAATCGACGTAGTTGCGCCGCTGCTGACTGCCTGAAGCGCATAGCCCCAGCGCACGCCGTTCGTGACGTCGGCATTCAACTCTGCGGAATCCAGATAGATGATAGCGCCCGCCGCAATCGCAGCGTTGCCGCTGCCGTCGGCGCCAACGACACTCATCAAATAGATGCCGTCGGTTTTCATTGTGATGTTTCCGGCCGCGTCGGTCGACGTCAACGCCACGCCCGGAATCTGCCCGAACACCACCGGCGCACCTGCCGTAATGCTCGCCTTTGCCACTACGATCTGGTTGCCCGGATCGAACCTCAAATTTGTTGCCATCTCGCTCTGTCCCCCAGTTTCAAATCATGACCCATAACGCTACTACTACCGACCGTTTGCCGCTGCCTTCGCACTGGTCTCGCTCAGCCCCAACGACTGGAAAGCCTCGGCCATGCGTGCCTGAACCGCCGCCTCGTCGACCTGGCCGCCCTGTGCAGGCTGCCCGCCCACGTTCTGGATGCGGCCGGCGCCATACCCGGCCGCTTCGGCCAGATACTGCTGCTCAGCCGTGATCGCTTCCGTCACCCGCTGGCGCAGCACCAGCGCGTCCAACTGGCCATCCTCGCCAATCGGCGGATTCGTGGCCACCTGGCCCAACAGCCGGCGCCGGGTCACTTCGGGCAGATTCGCCTCGGCCAGCACATCAGTCGCCAGCGCACGCGCATCCCGCAGCACCAGACCCTCCGCCAGCCGTCCATTCGCCGCCTGCAGCGCCTCAATCTGTCGCTGCGCCTCCGTCAACTGCGCCTGCAACTCCTCACTCATCTCGCTCTCCTCCTGGAACTGTAATTCCCCATTATCGTTACTGGGGACGCTGGCTTCCTCGCCCCCCGCCCCTCGCCCCCCGCCCCGGCGTGCCGCCTCAAACATGCTGATAATCTGCCCGCCGGCGCCAGGCTCCGTCACAAAATCCACACTGCGAGCGTTGACCAGTTGCTGCACAATGCGCCCCTGTCGCCCCTCAGCCTCGCCAGCCACCGCACGCCCCGCCGCCCGGATGCTCACGCCGATGTGCGGCGCAAGCTCCTCAACCGCTGCCTGGTACGGTCCAAACACTTTGGCGTCCGCATACAGCCCCGGCCCGGCCACCCCGGTCGCCTCCCAGCGTGCGCCGCTCACCAACTCCGCCGCCAGATTGCGCAGATCGCCCTCTGGCCGCTCAGCCTCTTCCGACAATGTCGGATGATTCCAATACATTTTGGTTTTGGCGGGAAACACAATCGGACCGTCCCGCTCCAGAACCTCCGCCGGATAGAACCCCGACGATCCCCAGCCCGGCTGAATCAACTTCACCGGCACCGTCCCATCGCGGCGCAGCGTCCCCTCGACCAGCGGCACAAACTCAGCGCCGATCGCCGCTTCTTCGGCCTCTACATCGTCCATGCTCTCTACATCCACATCCAGCAGCGCCAGCACCTCGCTCAGCGCCGACAACGCATTCCTCAATTTGCTCTCATTCGCCCGGCTCAATACACGCCCTGCCATGGCCCCTCCCCACCAACAAAAAACGCCCACGGCCATTGCTGGCTCGTAGGCGTCGTGCGCTCTGTGACTATTCTATTTCAGATAAATTGTGTGACCCGGCCCCCCGAAGGCTGCGTTGGGCGCAGCCGCCAGGCCACACACCCCGATCATATCACACACCTCACGGATACTCAATACCCTATCCGTAAAGCTCCCACGCCAGAAACACCGCCAGCGTCCACCCCGCCGCCGCAATCAGCGTCACCCAGAACTGGTCGTCATCGACATCGACCCATTCCGACAAAATCCACTTCGACTTGCCCCGCTTCCCCTTCGTCGCCATCCTCAAAACTCGCTGATCTGCACCGGCCGCAAATAGGCCGCCAGGTCGAAGACGGTCGTCCGGTCATTCCGCCGCACCTCCAGCAGCCCCTGCCCAGGCGCCAGCCGTGCGCACAACTTCCCCCGCTCATCCCGCAACTCGACCCAATCTCCAATCTCCAATCTCTGATTCCCTGCGTCCCGCTGCGTCTCTGCGTCAAGCATTTGGCCTCCCATTTGGCCTCCGTCGATACTCAGTCGTGCACCGGCACCCCGGAAAGCGCAATGGCCGTGCGTGCCCACTCTGAAACGCCTGCGCCACCGGAATCCACCCCTCGTCTTGATTCGCCTGGCAGCCGTCGCTTACGCGGTCGTCGCCGACTGTCAACCATTTCTTTTCCATGCGCAGCCCAGCATCCTCCAGATCCCGCACTACGGTCAGGTTGCCCTCCTCGTAGCCGTTCCCGGCCTCCGTCACGGCGATCAGATGCGCCCGGCTGTCGATGTGCTGTTGTGGCTTCCCGATGGCCATCTCGCTGTACAATGACGAAATCTCGCGCGCAACCCGGTTGTAGGACCACCCCTCCGCCGTGCCGTTGTTGACGATCGTCGCAATGTTCCCGCGGGTAACGCTGTCAATCTGCGAGATCAGCCCGTAGCCGTGTGCCTCCAAATAGGCCACCGCACGAGGATTCGCCAGCCCGAACGCATAGTCCACATTGATCATGCCGATCACCTCGCTGGCGCCGGCGAGCAGCGCCTCGGCCACCCCCGCCTGAATCGGCGTGAAGAAGAGATCAACCGTCTCCCCGCTTACCAGGTCGAACAGCCGCAGCCAATCCTCTATCGTCCACGCCTCCCGCAGCACAACGCCGGCCGCCCCTCGCCCCTCGCCCCTCGCCCCTTCCAACACCCGGCTTTCCTCAATCAGCCGCCGCCCCTGCGTCCGAAACGCCTGGCTGACCGCCTTCTCCATTGTCGCCACCGTCGGCCGCAACACCCGCTCCCGCCGGGTCATCCGCACCCGCTCCAGGAACCGATCCAGCACCCCAATCAACTCTGCTCGCTGCATCGTCCACTCCGTCCATACCGTCTACAGGCTGTACAGATAATAGGGTCTTATCGCCACACACATAGTTGGGCGCATAAAACCGATTGAGCGCCAACGGCACAATCGACCGCCGCCGTCGCCGCCGCCTAGGCACGCAGCGCCTCACGCAGCTCACGCACCGCCTCAACCATCGCCGCCTCAGCCGCCGGCGTGGTCGCACCCATCGGTGGCGCTTCCCCATCTGGGAACATCCGGTCAATCACCTGGTCAACATCCCCGACCCCCAGCGCCGTCAACAGCATCGACGACAGCGTCCGCAGGTCAACCGTCCCGGCCAGCGCCTGGCCCCGCAGCGTCGCCGCATCTACCATCGCCCCGATCATCCCCGGCGTGTCTTCCTGCACCAGTGGCGGAAAATCCACCACCACCCGAGGCCACACCCCATCATTCCACACCACCCGCTCAAAGACAGCGCCCTCTTCCACCACCCGATCGATCGTGCCGACCCCTCGCAGCGCACCGCCCGGCGCCCTCACCTGCCAGAAGAGCACAAAATCATGGATCGCATTCAGCACGTCCGCCCACAACATCTGCCGGTCACGCATCGCCAGCTCAGTCGGTCGATCCAGGCTCTTCGCCGTCGCCAGACTGCCCACGCTCGCATCGCCAAAAAACGTCTCCGGCAAATTCAGGCTCGCCGCCACCATCAGCAAAATGCGCCGGCCATCCTCGGCGCTCACCGTGGCGCCACTGGTCCGCACCGCCTCCAGCTTCACCCCCTCGCCGGCGATGAACGTGCTTCCTGCCACCGGCGCCGGATTCGTGATCGTCCCGTCGCCCGCTGCCGAGCTCGCTAGCTTCGCCTTCGCCGCCATCACCGCCGACTTCCCGCCTGGCTGGCTCAACTGGAACGCAAAGCGCCGATACGCCCGCACAATACTCGCCCAATCCTCGAGGAACTCTTTGTACGCCTTGGCCCAATCAATCGCCGCATACACCTCCGACAACCCGAACTTCCAGTTGGAGAAGCTGCCCACCTTCACATGGTAGATCGGCGACTCCCACATCACCGGCTTCGAGCCGATAAACGCCGGCTTCTGCACCGGGTCATAGCGCCAATCCGGGTAATATGCCTCCTTCGTGCTCATCTCCTGTGCGCCGGTCTGCATATTCAGCCGGCTCTCTGTCCACGAGCGCAGGTAATACCACGGCGTGCGTGCATCGTTCGGATCGCAGATCACGTCCTGGATCTCCTCGAACGGCGCCGTCCGCACCCGCACCCGCCCCGTCGATCGGTTCACAAACAGGCAGAAAAACAGATTGCCTGTCACCTGCAGCTCGATTTCCTTGGCGCTCATCTCCTGCTGACTGAGTTCCGTCGCATTCTTCGGGTCTTCATAAAACGCCGTCAGCGCATCGTCCAGCGCCGCATCCTCCGCCCGCACGTTATACCCTTGCCCAAACACATACAGCCGCTGCACCGCCACGCCCCGCTTGATCAGCGGATTCTTGATCGCCATGATCCGGCTCAGCTCCGTAATCGTCGCCAGACCCGGCCGGCTGAACTCCTGGTCCGCCTGTGTCGTCAGCAGCCGCCAATCCATCGACTCCAGCGTCCACTCCAGCGCCGCCAGCCGCTCATGCATCTCAACGACCTCAGCCGCCTCCAACAGCGACGCCTCGCCATTCACCGCCCCTCGCCCCTCGCCCCTGTCCTCATAAGTCCCCATTATCTGTACACCCTACTCCTTCGCCTGCCCGGCCGCCAGCATCGTCGCAATCGCCCCGACCGCCGTCCCCACAATCGTCCACACCTCACCCGGAATCACCCGCTCAAAGAGCGCCAGCACAATCGCCCCGATCACCGCAATCAACCCGATCGCCACCATCCCGATCACGGCGATCATGTACAAGTCAATCGACCGCTTGTCCTGCAAAACCTCATCCGGCAGCGCCGCCGGCCGCACATCCTCACTCATGCCCACGCCCTCCCCAGAACCAGGTCAATCCGCCGCCGAATCTCGGCCATATCCGAACCGGCCACCGTCACCACCTCGCCACGGCTCAGCCGTAGCATAGCTTCCTCGACCGCCGTACACATCGAACGCAGCGTCGTCGTGCCCTGCACGTCAATCTGCCGATCCCGCACCTGTACCCGATACGCCGCACACGCCCCACCCGCTACTGCCATAACTCGCCCCTCGCAACTCATTCAGTACGGCGAAATCTCCAACGCCTCATCCACCACCACCATCCCCGCTGGCACCGTGATCAACTCCATCAACCGATTGAATCCCGCCGCCGCTGCGTCAGCCTGATCCCTGTATCGCCCGTTTGGAATCGCTGTCAGCTCGTCGATAAATGCCTCATTCCAGGACCCGGCCACCAGCCGCACGTTGCCCGCCTCGGCCTGCGCCGCGAAGGGCAGCAGGCGAGTGTCCTTGTCGCCCGAGGGACGGTCGGCAAACGCCGCATAGCCTGCCAACAGCCGGATGTCATCCTGCACCGAATCCAGCCCGCTGGATCCCGGCTCCTGCTCGACGCCAATCACGACCTCGATGCCGTCCAGCTGTGCCGTCTGGCGCATCACCGCCCGACGCTCGCCGGTGCTCCACTGGCCTCGCTTCACATCCTCCACATAGACAATGCCGTCGGCGCCATAGGACAACCGCACGCCCGCCGTGAATTTGGCCGAAACTTTCGTCGATGCCGCTTTGTCCCAGTAGCGCACCCGCCCCAACGTAGCAGACGGCACGGCCTGCACAATCGGCAGCCACGCCCGCTTGACCAGCGTCCCCTCGGCCGCCGTGGGTGCGCCCTGGTACTCGGCCGCAAAAACCAGGCTGCCCACATCACGCCGGATCAGCGCCATCTCCGTCTCGCTGTAACGTCGTGGCGCCAGCGCCTCACCCGGCTCACGCCCCAGCGGGTCTACTGCGCCCTGCGCCAGCCCCATCCGCCGATCGTTGTAATCCCGCTCCTCCTGCGTCTCCGCCACCGCCGGTAGCCGCAGCACCCTCCACTCACTGCCCTGCTCCCGCAGCAGCCGACCGGCCAAATCATCCTCGTGCCACCGGGTCATAATCAACACAATCGCCCCGCCCTCCCAGATGCGAGTGCGGAACGTTCCTCGATACCAGTTCCACACCCGATCCCGGTGCGTCTGGCTCGATGCCTGTTCCCAATTCTCGAATGGATCGTCGATGATCCCCAGCTTGGCGCCGTGTCCCGTGACGGGACCGCCCACACCCACAGCGAGCAGCCCTCCCCGATACCCGGCGAGTTGCCACCGTGCCACCGCCCGGCTGTCCGACCGCAGCGCCACCGGCTCTTCCACCGGCGACAACTCCCCAAACAACGACCGGAACTCATCCCCAATCAAAATGTCCCGCACTTGGCGGGACTTCGACTCCGCCAGCGTCGCACCGTAGGAGGTCAGAATCACCGGCTCGTCAGGATGCGTCCCCAGCCAAAACGCCGGCAGGCGCACCGATGTTAGCTCGCTCTTGCCATGCTGCGGAGGCGCAAAAATCATCAGCCGCTTAACCTCCCCCGCCACCACCCGATCCAGCGTCGCCGCCATCAGCTCGTGCACCGGATCGGCCACATACTGCGCATACGTGTATTCCGTAAACGCAAGCAGCGACGCCCTGGCCTGGCGTCTCGCCAGCAGCCTGGCCGCCGCCAATGCCCGCACATCCTCATCCGCATTTCGCAACCCGCCCCTCACTGTGGAAATTCTCCAGTCAATGCTGCCAGCACCGCCGGCGCATCCTCCCGCCGCACAAACACCGTCCGGCCGGCCTGCGCCACCTCGATCGCACTCGCCAGCGCCAGCGGCTTGCTATACTGGAGCACCACCGCAACACAAAAAACCTTACCGTCAGGCCGCCGTCCAATCCGGGCCGCCTCAATCCCGGTCAACTGCACCTGACTTCTCCTCTCTTGAATCCAAATCCAACAACTCAATCAATAGCTGAAGCGCCGTTAGCGTATCCGCTGTCATACTAACCAGCCGGTGCAGCAACTCCACCATATACGCCAACCGCTCTTGAATCTCCTGCGCATCGGTTCCATTCATGCTGGTCATATAACAAACAGTTATCGATCCTGATTCAGCAGGCCATGCACCAGCCGCTCCAGATGGCGCACCCGGCTCTCCAGCCCGGCGATCTGCCGTTTCGCCGTCTCCGGCCACGGCCACGGCTCACACGCTGTCTGTCGCATGATTGGCGCCGATTGACGGACCTCCTCAATCAGATTGCGCTTGGCCGTCTCAAACCACGGTTCAGGCCGTGTCGTATGACGTTTCACCCATTCGTTTATTTCGTCCGGCATCGCATACTCCGCATCCATCAGATCGACAACCGCACCCTCACCCATGCTCACGCCTCCCCTGTGGCAATCGCCGCCAACTGTTCGTCGGTCAGCTCGTCGAGATTCGTCACCGCCACCGGCCTGGATGCGTCGCCAACCAGCGTGCGCTCGCTCCGGTCGGTCATCATGCCTGCCATCGTCATCAACATCTTCCTGTCCTGGAAACCCTGCGTCCCGCCGTGCTTCGCACTGTGAATCGACGCCCACATGATGTCTGGCAGGAACTCCCGGAGCATCGCCTCCATGCCAGCCGTCGATGTCTGGAATAAATCGGGGTATTGATTCATCCATTTGTAGAACACATTGTCGGACGTGAAGCCAAGCAGCGTCGCCAACTCGTTCTGCGTGCGTGGCTGCCGTAATTGTTTCGGCAACGCCCGCCACACGGCGAAAGCCGCCAGCGCCCAGGTATTGCCGCCCGTTTTCTCCTGCTGGCGCAGAAACTCGATCATGTCTCGGTACAGCGAATGCAGCCGCTCACGCAGCTCGCATCGCTCTGCATATGCGTCTGTCTCCTCATCCTCTATGCGCTCCGGCGCCTGCTGGAGCCATGCCTCCCACTGTGCTCTGGCCATGTCGTCAAAAACTGGAAAAAGTCACCAACACTCAAAGCACAGCGGGCGACAGCCCGCCCTGGTCGCTGTCGCCCGCCCTATCTCTACACGAAGTCAATCCGCCGCTGCTCATCATCCCGTGGCGCCGCTTTCAGCACATGCCACTCTGCCAGCACCGCCAGTAACAGCGCCGTCGCTCGCCAACCAACCACCAGCGCCATCGCCACCACAATACCCGTATTGATATGCAACAGCGGAACTAATGGCTGATAGTAATGCCTGGTGGACAGGCCAATCAGCAAAAATAGGAAGAACCACGAGAGTATCATATAGATCCAGGCTACCAATCGCTCACGCCGATTCCATGCCACCAATGCAAAATACATATAGGCAGGAAACATCAGGAAGTAACAAAACGCCCGGATTAACTCGTCCACCGTCATCGCAGCACCTGAACCAGATACATCATCAGCAGCGTGCTCGCTACTGCCATCGCCGCCACGAACACCCCCCACTGCCAGCGATTTAGAGGATACCCACTATGCTGATGCATCCAATATTGCATCAGGTAATCCAACTGCTCATATTCATCAATGTACTGATCTAGCAAATAGACCGTGCCCGGCGTGTGCGTGGCTGCCACTTCCTCTACTCGCTCAACCGCCCGGATCCTATCATCCAGTTGGCGCAACCGCCGCCGCACCGCTGGAAAATCCAAATCAACCGGCATCTCGTCCTCAGTATATCACCATTTGACCAAAAACCTCACGGATATGCAAAAATGGCAAAAAAACGCCCTGCGATAATGCTTCAATGTCGAAATTATACGCCCGCAACATCCCATTAATGCTATCGTAAGAAGCACCCCGAATCCCGCACCGCCCCACCACGGCGAGGTGACGAGTTTTGAAATTGGCATGGTTTGGGGGTAGACATCGTGCTATCAATCAATTATCGTTACGGGTCAACCATTCCCCGCACCGTCTCCACCGCCGTGGCCAGCCGCCCATCGTCGCCGGCCTGGCACGCTGCCGCCAGCTCGCCCAGCACCGTGGCACCCTGCCCGCTCGCCCTGGTCGCCGCGCCGGCCGCCACCGTCCCGCACGCCTCCAACAGCGCCGGCGAGCGCTCCCCATCCGCCAACCGACGCACCACCGACAGCAGCGCCGCCGTCAACTGGTCAGCCGTCACCGTCGCCGGATCTCGCTCCAGCACATAGCGCAGCGCCTCATCGAACGCCGCATCCACCACAGCCTGCACCAACACTCCTGGCGTCTCCGTCACAAACTCCCCTCCTGGAAGGGGCGCACTTGTGCTACTGGCCGCCGCCGGTGTTGCCGTGCTGGCAACCGGCGTCTTGGTCGGCGTAGCCGTCGGCCCGGCCTGTCCGCCACACCCCACCAGCACCACCACCGCCACCGCCACCATCACGCCCCTCGCAACTCGCCCCTCGCCTCTCATCCCAACCTCCAATTATCCACCGGGCTCGCCCGCCTGTGCGCCTCCGCAATATCCGTCTGCGCCAGCGCTAGGTACCGCTTGACCATCTCCATTGTAGCATGACCGAGCAACCGCTGGAGCGTGTACACGTCTCCGCCATTCCTCAGATAATTGACCGCAAACGTGTGGCGGAACCGGTGCGGATTCACCACCTCCGCCACCTCCGCCCGCTGCCCGGCGCCCAGCAGCATCTTGCGCAGCGCCGCCCGGTCCAGCGGCTGGCCTCGCTTCGTCTCGAAGAGCGCCGCATCTGGCCGCCGCGCATCCTCAGCACGCCGGCTCAGGTACGACCACAGCGCCGCCTTCGCCGTCACGCCAAGGTAGACCGTCCTGCCCTTGTCGCCTTTGCCGTGCCGCACCTGTACAACGCCGCTCTTCATATCCACGTCGCCGACCACCAGATCGCACAGCTCCTGCGCCCGCACCCCCGTATCCAGCAGAAGCAGCACAATCGCCCGATCCCGGTGCCGTGTTGGTCGGCTCATCTGCGCCGGCGCCCGCTTCTCGCTGCGCCAGGTCGCCGTCTTCTCGACCGCCGTCAGAATCAGCCGCACATCCGTTTTGCTCAGCGGCACTACCTCACGCGTGCCCGCTTTCGGCGAGCGCACCGCACCCCTTATCACGTGCGGCAGCCCGTAGGCATCCTCCAGCCACGTCCAGAACGCTGACAGCCCCGTGTGCGCATTCTTCACCGTCTTCGGCGCCAACTCCCGCTCGACGCGCAGCCAGTAGAGGAACCGGCGCACCTGGTCAGCATCAACGGCCGCCACGTCCGGATCATCGCCGACGAACTTCTCGAACTGGCGCAGCGTGTTGGCATAGTCGCGCGCCGTGTGCGCGCTGCCGGCCACCGCCCGCCACATCAGAAACCCCTGCACCGCCTCGCTCAGCCTCATAGCGTGCCTCCCATCATCCGTGAGTCATCCAGTCCGAATCATCCGTGAGGCAGCCAGTTGGTCAACCATGGCGCCCGCTTCCTGTACCGATAATAAATTTGTTCTGTATACGACAGCAGCCACTCCTGCTAACTGGAGTGGCTGCTGTCGTATATCTGTTTTGGTGGGCGAGAAGGGACTCGAACCCGTGACCTCACGGATGTGAACCGTCACCAGGCCGGCGGCCACTCCCAACCGCACGGACTCCAGTTATCGCCCATCCATGACGCATCCAGTTGCGCCCAGCCGTGACCGCTACGCCCGCCCTGCCCAAATCGCCTTGCTGTACCGATAACCAATTGTTATGTGTACAGCAGGGCGATTCCTTCGTTTTTCCACCCTGGACAAAACCCGCACACCGTCTACCGATAAACCATCCACTGCAGCGGCAACGACTCGCACGCCACGCCATCGCTGTCCACATCGAGCCGGTGAATATCCAACCCCGTCACCGCCAGGCAGTACTCATAGCAGGCTTGTGCACTGGACTGGCTCGTAAAATCAGAGCAATTGTAGAGATCCCCGCTGCAGTTGCAGGGGCCAGGCGTCGGTTCAACAGGCGGCGTGGGTGTAAGCGCCACCACGACCTCGCTCTTGATCACGATCGGCAAGTAGATCCAATGCGTTTGGTCGATTGCTCCCAATAGTGCAGCCGCCAGCAGACCCGCTGCAATCAATGCCTTCACAGAACCCCCTCAATCCTCAATCACCTGCCAGACATCCCCATCCCACTCCACAAACCAACGCCGCCCCGTTGCCTTCGCCCGTACCACCGCCAGCGCCATCCGCACCCGGCTAATCCACCGCTTTTTCATCCTCTTCCTCGACCTTGCGCAATATCCGAATCATTTCAATGGCGGCTTCTTGCGCACGTCGAGGGAGTGCATTGAACTCTGCAATTAGACTGCGAATCAGTCGCCGTTCATCGTCACTGTCCACGTCGACCGTGACGTACTCTCCTGCCATCTCCCGAAGCACCTTCACGTCCGGCTCGCCCAACGGCGATTCTGACGCACCCAGCAGATAGACAACCGACACCCCAAGCGCATCCGCCAGCGCCTGCACCGTTTTCACGCCGACATTGACATCAATATCCCGTTCGATCTGGGAGATGTAACTTCGATTGACGCCTACCATGCTGGCAAGCGTCTCTTGCTTCATATCCAGCCGGCGCCGCTCTATCAATACCCGATCACCACGCAGTACGCTCATGCTTCCAATTGTAGGAACCATTTCCGGCTCCGATAGTGAAACGGCCAGATGTCATTTTGATCGACAAATGCTCTTGACAAGTGATAACAAATGGTAGTAAGATTGTCACTGTAGATAGCATTTGTTAGTGAAACCGTCACGAGGAAGCCATGCCAGACAAAAACCTGTCCGAAATCACCTACGTCAGACTGTCGCATGACCAGAAAACCGAACTGGAACGTATCGCCGCTAGCCACGACCTGACCCGCCGTGTATCGGATCACATTCGCTTTGCCGTTGACCAGTACATCGCTTCACAGGAAGCCAAGCGCACCAAACAGCCAACCACGTTCCCATCATGACAGACCGGATCGTCCTCACGGCGATCCTCGCACTCATCTGGGGTGTCATCTGGGCACTATTCCTCCAGATGCATCCGTGGGGACGCTGGCTGGCCATCAAGCGCACCTGGCTCACCGTCGTCATCGGCATCGGCATCGACCTGGCGCTGCTCCTCCTCGTGTTGGACATCCACACCTGGAGCACCGTCGCCACCATCGTCGCCGCATCGAGCGTAGGCATCATCGGCCGCAGCCTCTACAACGAGCACGCCGACGATGCCAACTAAGTCCAGAGTCCCGCACAAAGCACTCTGGTCGCTCGACGAGGCCATCGAGGAGCACGACCCGGACATCGCCGAACTCATCGGCCACTTGCTCGACCAGCTACAGCGGGAAGAAGAAGCCGCCCGCAACCGCTACGACAAAACCGCCCGGCTCCGGCTCAGCGAAACCTTCGCCACCGTCGCCCGGCTCCAACAGCACACCAGCCGCCTCGCCAGCCTGCACCGCCAGGCCCGAGCCAACGAATACGACCAGCACGAAAGGAAGCAACCATGACCGCACAAACCATCACCATCGACGCCGAGACCACGGCGATCACCGTCTATGACTCGCCCCTCGCCCCTCGCCCCTCGCCCCTCGAATGGATCATCCCCGGCGTCGACGACGGCGACCTCCAAGCCATCGCCTGGCAGGACGCCAAGGACGCTTGGCTCAAATCCAAACTCCGCAAATCCGGCAGCCAGAACACCGTCATCGCCTATAGCAAGGACTTTTCGCAGTTTTTCAAATGGGCCGGCAAAGCGCCCTGGAACGTCAGCAGCCGCGACGCCGAAACATGGATGGAACACCTCGAGCAGACCGGCGCCAGCCACAGCACCATCAACCGCAAACTGGCCGCCCTCAGCTCGTTCTATGAGTTTGTGTCATCGAAATACACCTTCGTCGGCAGCGACCAGGTCGAACGCTCTATCTACATCGACAGCTACGGCAACCCCCGCCCGAACCCGTTTAAGAAGCCGCAGCGCCACCAGATCGACAGCTACAACCACAGTACGCCGATCGCCGTGGACGCCGTGCGTGATTGTTTGAAAGCAATCAACAACCAGACCCGCCTCGGCAGTCGTGACTACGCTCTGATCGTCACCTACATCTACACCGGCCGCCGATCGTCCGAGATCGCCGCGCTGCGTTGGGGCGACATCCAGCACGACGCCGCCAAGGGCCGCTACTTCTACACGTGGCTGGGCAAGGGCAACAAGGGACGCACCGACGAGCTGCCCCCGCCGGCCTGGCACGCCATCAACAACTTCCTCAAGGTCAACGGTCGCCTGGAAACCATCAAGCCCGTCGACTTCATCTTTCAGCCGGTCTTCGCCGACCGCGCCGCACGCCTCCCCAACGTCGACGCCACCGACGAGAACCGCCCCATCAGCGGATCGATGATCAACCGCATCGTAAAGCGCCGTTTCTCCAATGTGGGCGTGGCCGCCGACCTCGTCCACACCCACACTCTCCGCCACACCGCCGCCCACCTGCGCTACCGTGACGGCGAAGGCGAAGACATCCTGGCGATCAGCCGCTTTCTGAACCACAGCAGCGTCGCCGTCACGCAGATTTACCTCAGCAAGCAGCACAAGCCGCTCGACACCGGCTGGACCAGCGTCGAGCAACTACTCATGTTCTAAGGGAGCACACATCATGACCACCGACCAACACGCCGTTCAGGCAAAACAACTCATGCGCCACTATTTACACATGGCCATCGAGGGCAGCGGACAGCACTGGGACAGCGACAACGCCGACGAAGTTTCCGACATCGTCGATCACATTATCGGAGCCTGCACGCCGGACACACCGCCTCAGCCCGATGCCCTGACCCGCATCGCCGTTGCCCTCGAACGCATCGCCGACGCACTGAAGGAGACGTCCGATCTAGAGCACGTCGATTTTATGACCAAGCTGTACGCGCCTAACCACTAGTACCGATAACAAACCCTTATCGCACCAGGAGCACACCATGCGACAAACCAGCAACACCCGGAGGCGCAAATGAGCCTCCACGAACAACTGACGAAAGAGATCAGGATCATCAATTTCACGCTGCGGGACTTCGGCGTCGATGCCGGCACCCGGCCCACCTGGACGACTATCGCTGGCGCCAGCTACATCACCTACGAGCTGCGCACCGGGCGCACACAGCGCAACGCCGACATCGCACGCCTGCTGCCCGAACTCTCCGAGCGGCTCAGCGCGCACCGGCGCCGCCCAACGCCCGTGCGCATGCTGGAGATGCCCCTGCGCCTCGAAGTGCAGCACCCGGCGCCACAACCACTCGATTGGCGAAAAGCCATCCTACGCATTGGCGCCAGCAGGCTGCTCTCTGGCCGCAACTACAGCGCCACGCCTACCGGCGACTGCATCGTCGACCTGGCCGGTAAACCGCACGTGCTCATCGCCGGCATCACCGGCAGCGGCAAATCGACCATGCTGCGAATGATGCTCGCCTCAATGGCCTACAGCACGCCACCCGACGCGCTGCGCATCTACCTCGTAGACCGCAAAAACGAGGATCTCGTACCGTTCGCAGCATTGCCACACGTAGAAGGCGCCGCCTGGACGCTCGACGAGTCGATCCAGATCATCAACACATTTTCCGCCGAACTGGATAGCAGGGTCGAGCAGGGTACCGCCGATTGGGTGCGCCTGCTCCTCGTCGTTGACGAGCTCGCACAACTCGCACCGGAGTCACTCAAAACGCTCTCCAGCATTTTGGCCATTGGTCGCAGCAAACGCATGCACGTGCTGGCCGCCACGCAGCACCCGACCGTCAGTCTGATTGGCGACAAATCCAACTATCCCGTCCGTTTTGTCGGCCAGGTCGTTGACGCCCAGACCGCCGCCATTGCCACCGGCCGCAAACAGTCCGGCGCCGAACTACTGCCCGGCAGCGGCGCCTTCCTCTACGTCGACGGCGCCCGCCTCGAACGTATCCAGGCATACCACCTCGACGCCGCCGCCGTGCCGGCGCTCGTAACGACCATCGGCGCCAAGTGGGGACCGGCGCCAACCCGCACCGCCACCCGCCCGGCCGTCGTTCCCGACGACGAGATCACCCAGATCGCACGCACCATCGAACCGCTGTGGCGTGCAGGCGCCAGCAAAAACGCCATGGCCAAAGCCGCCCTGGATCGTCCCTATGCCGGCTCCTATACGGCCAAAATCGACAGAGCAATCGCTCTACTGGAGGCTTCTACTCTGCGCTCTACTACCACTACTCACACGAGTGAGAGCGCATCAAATGCTAGTAGTAGTAGTAGAACCCCGGCGCAGCAGGCCCCGATCCTGCGCATCGGAGGCGCACGATGACCCGACACTACCACCTGTCCGATACCGGCCACTGGAGCGACGCCCTGCTCGCCGCCTTCCTGCCAACCAGCGACAAACCGCTGCCCGCCGAGGCGCCCGACCGCCCAAAGCAGACCCGCCAGGCGCAAGGCTGGCACCGCTTCCGCTGGCGCCAGATCGACCGTGTCGGCATGGACGCCGAGCACCTCATGCGCCGCTACGGCATCCCCGTCAGCGGCCGCTACGTCCCGCTCTTCGGCGCCGTCGAAGAGGTTGGCTTCGACGTCCCGCAGCACCAGGCCATCTGGGCCGAATATCTTCTCTGTCGCGCCGGCTGGATGCTCACCACACCGCTGCTCGACGAACGCCACCGAGCGCTGCTGCAACGAGCGTGGAACGAAGGCGCCAGCCGTCCCGCCGGTGGCGGCAAAATCAAGCGCTACGGCCTCGTCGCCAAATGCTACGGCGCCTTTGATAACTTGCTCGGGCTGGGCGAATCCCACCGAGACCGCCTCGCCCCGCCGCAGCAACATTGGCGCCGCCAGCCATCCCTGGGAACGCCGAGCACCAGCTCGGCCACTCCCCGCAGCAACATCGGCGCCTGGCTCAAATCACTCTTCTGGAGATAACCATGACTAACCACAACTCCGACGACCCTTGGGTGCAGCACGAAATCATTGCCCTGCGCACCTCAAACCGCTGGGCAACCCTGGGCATCACCCTACTACTGCTGCTGGCCGCCGCCGCCCTGCTCTGGGCCATCGACCACTACTTCGGCGGCGACGGCGTGCGCATCTTCCTCATCGCCCTGGGCATCCTCAGCATCGTCGTCGTCATCTATGCGCTCAGCATCGGCGTCAGCGCCGTCTACGGTCGCCAGGCCATGGCCCATCACGACAACGTCCTATCCGGTTTGATCCAATTCCAGCGTGCCGACGACTACGGCGAAGTTGCACGCCAGGTCGCCACCGGCATGTCTGGCGCCATGCGCAGCGGCAACACCCTGGATGCACGTGTACTCACAATCGCCAACCAGATCGCCAAACAGCAGTACGCGCAGCTGATCGACAGCCAGCGCCAGCAGCCGCCACAACTCCCGGCCGGCTGGGCCATGATCGACGACGACCAGGCCGACGCCGGACAATTCCGGCACATCGACTAACAAAAAAAAGCCGCCGCTCCTGTGACCAGCAGGACCGGCGGCGTAGATGGAAGCACACCATCTGAAAGGAAGCATACCACATGAAGACATTGCACTCAAGACATAACGGAACCAACGACTGGCACATCAAATGCGCCAACGACCTATGGAAAGTCTACGACCGTGACCAGAAATACCGCTGCAGCTTCCGCACGCGCGCCGAAGCCGAACACTACATCGACCAGCACCGCACCCGCCGCCCAAAGGGCAACCTGGCGCAACTCGCCCCTCGCCCCTCGCAACTCGTGCTGCTGGACGCATAACGCCACATTACCAGTACAGGGACACAAACCATGACCACCGACACAAATACCGACATGGAACGCATCTACAACCGCCACACCGCCGCCCTGCGCATGTTTGCCAGCGCCGGCGCCATCTCTCTGCAAGCAGTCATGCTCGATCTGGCGCTCGCCCTGCAGGAGCTCGCCGAGACCCAGGGCGCCATGCAGCAGCGACGAATCACCGAACTGGAACGCAACCTCGAACAACTCCAGCTCGACATCGACGCCGAAGTCAACGGTTACCGATCGCAGCTAGCCGAAGCGAACGCCGCAATCTCCAATCTCCAATCGCAACTCACCCAACTCGACGCCGACAACGCCAGCCTGATCTGCCGCCGCAACCAATATATCTTGGAGACAACCCAATGACCGCCACCACACACGACCGATTCATCGTCACCGCCATTCTCGTGATCATGGCCGCCCTACTCTGGATACTGCCTGCCGGCGCCCAATGCGATCCTGGCGATCCTGGCGCTCCCGACTGTAACGACCTAGAGACATGGCCCGTCATTGAGCCGGACCCGGAGCCGGCCATCGCCAGCCAGCTATACCTGCCGATGATCACCACCGACACCCGCACCTGGTTCACCCCGGCCGAACTCACCGCCGCGCAACTTGGCTACGGATTCGACCCGGCGATCGTCGCCGAACACACCTGGTGCGAACTCGCCCCCAGCGCACTCCCGCCAGACGTCATTCGCTACGACCACTGTCTGCAACATTGGTACGCCGGCCAGCCAACCGACGGCCGCCTCGCCGTCTATTACTGGTTTGACGGCGCAACCGTGCGCGCGTTGCTCATTTCCAGCACCAGCATCGAGGAGTAACCGTCATGCTCACCTGCAGCATCGCCATCCTGGCCGGCGTCGTCGCCGGCGTCGTCACCTTCTACATGCTGTGGCAGGCCACAGCACTCTCCGGCGCCAGGGCCGAGCGAGATCCCCACCTACAGGAACATCCCGACGGCGACGACGCCTAACGAGGAACGCAGGGAGATCGGGCAGCATTTCCCGATCTCCCCCGACACAGTCTCAATAATGATTTATTACCAGTACAGGAAGCACACACCATGACAACACCTATCATCGCCATCTGCAACCACAAGGGCGGCAGCGGCAAAACCACCACCGCCTGGCATCTAGCCCACGCCCTCACCGCCGAAACAACCGGCGCCATGCACCGCGTGCTGCTCGTCGATCTCGACGACCAGGCCACGCTCACCAACCGCCTGGCGCACAGCATTACCGGCAGCGACATCGAAACCGAACCAACCATCGCCGACGCACTCGACAGCGGCGTCACCTCCACCTACCGCTACACGCCGCTGCTCTCCTACATCCCGGCAGATTATCGCCTGTCGTGGGTCGCCGCCAAAATGCAGGCCAGCAGCCCCAACCACGCCTACCTGTTGCGTGCCCTGCGCAACCTGCCGCCCTACGACATGATCCTGCTCGACTGCCCGCCCTCCGCCGGCATCATCATGATCAACGCACTCGCCGCCTGCACACACACGGTGATCCCCGTCACTCCGAGCGAGGAGAGTTGGGACGGCCGCCAGCGCATGGAGCGTATGATCGCCGAAATCAGCAGCGTCCTCGCCAAACAGATCACGCCGCTGGGCGCCGTCCTCACCATGCGCAGCCCCCGCAGCAAAACCCAGGACTACTACGAGACCCTCAACGCCCAGGCCGGCCTGCTCGGCGCCGTCCCCCACGCCGTCGGCCTCGACGCCGACCAGCGCATCTACACCGCCTACCAACCCATCGCCAGCGCCATCCTGGCCAAACTGGCGCAGGAGCAACCATGCTCAGCCAACTGATCAACACCACCAAGCACGACAACGTCCGCATCGACGCCCTGCGCCTCGATGGCGGCACGCAGCCTCGCCACGGCATCAACGCCGCCTACGTCACCGAACTCGCCGAATCCATCGTCGAAGGCGCCACCCTGCCGCCCGTCGAAGTCATCTACGACGGCGCCAACTACTGGCTCTATGACGGCTTCCACCGTGTCGCAGCGCACCAGCAAGCCGGCATCATCATGATCAACGCCAACATCCGCCAGGGCGCCCAGGCCGACGCCCAGTGGCGATCCTACGCCGCCAACCAGACCCACGGCCTGCGCCGCACCAACGACGACAAGCAGCGAGCCATCCAGGCCGCCCTGCGCCACCCCAACGGCGTCACAATGGCCAATCGAGAAATTGCCCGTCACCTTGGCGTCGACCACAAGACCGTCGGCGACTGGCGCGAGAAACTTGAAGCGACTGGGGAAATTCCCCAGTCAACGACGCGCACCGGCGCCGACGGCCGAACCATCGACACTACCAACATTGGCACTAACCAGCCGCCGACAGTTGATCCATGGCTGGCTGCGCTGAATGGCGATGGGCCGCCGGTGAGTGTGATGGAGATCGCGCGGCGGCTGGCGGCTGTGATTGAGCCGTGGGTGGCGGCGTGGGTGGACGACAAGGGGCGCACGTGGCGTGATGTGGCGAACCGGAATCCGCAACATGCGAATTCACCGTTCCGTCAGGATTTACAGGCGGAGCTGGCGCGGCGCGGTTTGCGTCTCAGCGGAATGGCGACGGGGGAGGCGATCCGGTTGGCGTTCCAGGCGTTGTCGATGCGGGATGGGGCGCAAGCGGTGACGGCGTCCGGCCTGCCACCTCTCGAGCTTCGCACCGTCGGCGCCATGGCCGATCATTACGTGCGCCACCTGCTCACGCAGATGGATGCCGATGGTGCACTGGACCACGTAACCACCAGCCTGGACGCCGTCCGGGAGATAGAACGGCTATTGAGTTGTCATGCGTCTATCGCCCGTCTCGTCGCCACCGCAGCCAGCGACCTGTTGGCCGGCGTTCTCGATCTGGAAGTCTCAACCGCCGCCGACACCCGCGAGCGCAACCATCTCGACGCAACGCCGCCAGTAATCAGCAATCAGGATCGCCCCCTGCCCGACTGGGCCGCCGACGACCCCGACCCAGACCGCCCGCCCGCCCAACGCCCGCTAACCGGCAAGGAACTCTGCACCGCCCTGCTCGGCCAGGCCATCGTCGACGTCTACAACCTGCCCGGCTCCGTGCGCCTGATGCTGGAAAACAACCAGACGATCACCATCAACGGCGCCGCCCTCCATTTCACCATTGAGGAGGCATAACCCATGCAACAGCTAGACATCTTCACCCCCATTGCCCCAACCCACACGCCAAACCATGCGCGCGGCGCCACCCTGGAAGAGCAATTCGCCGCCTTCCATGCCGCCAACCCGCACGTCTACCACGCCCTGCGCCGCCTGGCTCTCGGCATGGTCCGCCGCGGCCAGCGCAAGATCGGCGTCAAGATGCTCTTCGAGGTGTTGAGATGGCAGCACGCCATGACCACCGCCGACGCCGCATCGACATTCAAGCTCAACAACAACTATGCGCCGTTCTACAGCCGCCTCCTCATGGACAACGAGCCTGAACTGTCCGGCGCCTTCGAGACCCGCACCCAGACGTGGCAACTGGCGGAGATCAACTGATGGGCGCCAGTACGCATAACAACAGCTTATCAGACCAGGAGCCGACCCCATGACCAATACACGCGCCCGCCAAACATACGACAGACCCAGCTACTGGATCGGCGAAGAGGAAGTGAACGGCATCATCATCGGTGGCAACACAAACACCTACCAATTCTGGCACAAAGTGCGCCGCCTGTCTGACAACGCCGTCATCGACGAGCCAATCACAAGCAAACAACAATTCGACAACGATGACCAGGCGATCACCTGGTTTCGTGCCAACTATCCGACCGAATATGCCGCTGGCGCAGAAATGAGAGTCTACGAATGACCACCAAACTCGCCACCATCGCCGACGAAATGAAAACCCTCGTCGGCCAGGAGCCGACCTGGGCGCAGCGCAGCCTGCCCGCGGGCCTACGCATCATCTATCAGCGCCACGAGGATGGCCGCGTGCGCCTCGCCCTCGCCCGCGAGGACGCCTACCCCAGCGACGACGACATCGCATCCGCCCTTGCCGCCTTCACCATCCCCGCCAGCGCCGAGGCCGACTACGGCCAGCACCGCTGGATCAGCCCGAAAACCAATCGCCCGGTGAATTTCTATCGGGTTCAATTTCAGTGGATGGAGCGTTAACTGTGAGCATCAAAACAATGTCGTTAGTCTGGGACCATTCGCCACAAAAGGGCAGCAGCCTGATCCTGTTGCTGGCCATCGCCGATTACGCCAACGAGGAAAACCGGGCATGGCCTAGCATTGGCACGCTGGCCGCCAAAATCCGCATGTCAGAGCGCAACACACAAATGCTGCTGCGCAAACTCATCGACGCTGGCGAGCTGGAAATACAACAAAACGCCGGTCCCAACGGCACCAACGTCTACCGCATCATCCTCGGCAGGGGGGGTGAAAACTTTGCACCGGGGGGTGAAAAATCCAGCACGGAGGGGGTGAAAAATAGCGCGCAGGGGGGTGCAATAGCTATTGCACCCGAACCGTCATTAGATCCAACAGTAGATCCGTCAGTAAAAGAAGGCGCCGTTCCGGCGCAGCCAGCCGCCGCCGAACCGCCTGCATGGTACGAAGCCGACCCGCCTGCGCCGACCATCCCGCCCACACCGCCCACCGTGCGCAGCCTCACTCAACAGCCCACCGTCGCCATGTACCGGGACGTTTTCCTGCGCTATCCGTCCAAGGCGCAGATGACCCTGCTCCTGGCGCACGGCGTCACCGACCTGCGCCGCTGGCGTGCCGTCCTCCAGCACTGGTGCGGCCGTGGCTGGTCGCCAACCAACATCGCCGGTATGTGCGACCTCTACGACCATCCCGAGCGCCTGGAGGAGCGCCAGCGCCCGCCACAAGCCGCGCATCGCCCATCGCCTCTCGCACCTGCGCCCACGCCAGGCGCCGATCCAGCTTGGCAGAGCAGTTGGGACGAATGGATCGCCGAACTCAGCCGACCGGCTGGATTGGGAGACTGACCATGCTCGCCACTCAGCCTGACCCTATCGCTGCCATCATCAAACTACCCGACGCGCACGCCTGGGCCGCCGGCTGCGACGAGTGCCAACATGGCATCCGTCGCCCGGCGCCCGCCCTGCGTCACGACCGCCCGCTCTATCAGGATCGACTCACCCAATGGCGCTCCGGCGAACTCCACCTCTGCGACTGCGCCGCCGGTCTCATCCTGGCCGACTGGTTCCTCCGTATCGACGACGAGCAGCGCCAGCTGGACGCCGACAACGCCGCCCTCCCCGCCCGCCTGGCCGAACAGCGCAACGACCGGATCTTCGCCAGCGCCGGCATCCCCGCCAAATACGCCGCCTATACCCTGGCCGGCTTCGAGCGCCTGGCCGCCAACGACCCAGGCAAACGAGACGCAATCGCCGCCCTGCGTCACTACCAGCAGCACGGCCACGCTCTGCAAAACGGCGAGGAGCGCCCCGGCCTGATGCTATGGGGACCCAGCGGCGCAGGCAAAACCGGCAGCCTCTCTCCGCTTTTCACGGAGCTCGTGCGCAATGGAGCCAGTGGGCTCTGGCTCCAATACAACCAACTCATGGCCGACATGCGCCGCTTCGAGGATGGCCAGGTCGATGCCCGCATGGAAGCGTGCCAGTCCGTGCGCTATCTCTTACTCGACGACCTGGGCGACCCCTCCGCCCAGAAAGCGGCCACCGATTATGCGCGAGACGTTCTATTTCGCATCGTCGACTATCGCACCAGCCGCAACATGCCGATCTTCGTCACCACCAACTTGGCGCCCGACATGCTCATCAACCAATTCGACCAGCGCACCGCCCGCCGCCTGCTCGGTGCATGCGCCATCTACCACATGGGAGGCAAAACGCTCCGATGATCACCGACACCGACGTGCTCGCCCTCGGCTGCATCCTGCTGGCCCTCGCCTGTGCCGGCCTCGCCATCTACGCCTGGCAGGAGCACGACCAGGCCCTCGACCAGCGCCGCCAGGCCGAAGAACAAACCATGTGGGCAGATCACTTCCAGCAACTCGCCGAACACACCGCCGCCGAACTCGCCACCCTGCGCCACCGCCTGGCCCAACGCCAGCGCACTGGCCAGCCGCCCCTCGCAACTCGCCCCTCGCAACTCCCCCTCCACACCGTCCGCCCCGACCAATTCCACCTCAACTAAACGCAAAAGAGCCGGGGCGCACCGCCCCGGCTCCTGTTCATATAATAGAAACTTATCAGACCAGATCGTCTTAATTCATCAGCCGCCAATCACCAGGACACCGATCTGCCGAGTCCCCGCCTGATTATTGCGAATACGATAAGCGCCAGTCTCGTAGGCAAAATTGACCGATGCGCCTACGCCAATCGTAGCGGAAAATTGATCGGCCGGATCGAGCAGTTCAAGCGTACTGAATGCAAAACCTTGCACGGCGAACAACGCCACATTTGCACCGTCTGAATCGTGCAAAATCACCAGGCCGCTAGTTTGACCCGTCCAATCGGATAGCGGTCTAGTTTGACTTGCCGTCATGGATAGATACCGTATCGCAATGCCGGCCTCAAGCGTCTGTTTCGCACTCCATATATTCGCCGTCGCCAGCGCCCCATACCCTGTCAGAAAATTCGACCTGGTTATCTTCCTCGTCACCCCGGACCCGGCCACCCAAAGCGGAATCTCATCCGCTCCTACCGCCGACGTAATTGCCGTCAATTGCGTAATCGTCCGATCAGCCATTCTTCAACCCTCCCGGCTCAAATCCGACCGTAAAATCACGCAGCACATACCCCTCCGGCGCCCTGTACAGCGTCGCCAACTGCTCCTCGAACATCTGCAACTGATGCTGCATCGCATGTGCCTGCTGCTCTGCCAGCTTGATCTGGCGGATAATGCGCAGCGCCTCCCGCACATCCTCCGCAGTCAATTTGATTACACCCGCCATCTGTCCTCCTACAATGCCGCTATTGCCTGAATAATTGTCCTTATATTCAACTGCGCCTCGATCATCGCTCGCTTGATTGCTCCTGTCGATTTTCGCCGCACACCCACAGCATTGTTGTTGCTCGTCGGCCGCAACGTCGTGCTGTTCTGCAGCAGGCTGGTCAGGTCGACTCGGTACCACCCGTCACCCAGGCTGGCGAAACCATTCACGCCAACCGTGAACGCATACCAGGTCGACCCGTCGACCGAGTACTCCACGTCAGTCAGCCCAAACATGTTGGCGCCAGAATCACGGAAGATGCCATAGCTCGCCGTGAGCGTCGGCGTAAAATCGTGCGTGTGGCTGCCGATCGTGTGCGTGTGGTCGCCGATCGTGTGCGTGTGGCTGCCGATCGTGTGCGTGTGGTCGCCAATCGTGTGCGTGTGGCTGCCCTCGCTGCTGCTCGTTTGCCCGCCGCCGCTGGCCGCCGTCACACTACCACTGTCGCTGGTCGTGTAGATTGACACTACGCCGACGTCGGCGCCCTCATAATACATGCCGCCGCCGGTGAACAGGCCAACGTTGCGCCCGCCACTCCCCTGGCTCGCGCCGATGCGGTGTTGGTGATTCGGCACGTCGTGCGTGTGGTTGCTAACCGTGTGCGAATGGCTGGAACCGCCGCTGCTCGTCGTCGCACCGCCCGCCGCTGTCGTCGTCGCGCCGCCGCTGCTGCTCGTCGTCGAACCGCCCGCCGCCGTCGTCGTCGCGCCGCCCGCCGCTGTCGTCTGGCTCGTGCCAGCCACCGATTTTACCGTGCTCTCCAGCGGCAGCAACTGGAAATCGAACGTGACGCGTGTCAATTGCGTCACCTCCGAATCAAACCGAAAGCGGAATATCGCCGTTTCCACATCGTCGATCGGTTTGTTGTACGAGATCACATAGCTGTTGGCGTTGAGCTGCGGCGCCGCCTCGTACATCTGACCCGATCTCAGCCGGCCGACCATTGCCCCGACGTCGCTTTCCGGATACCGGTCCACCGTCGCCACCGTCAGCCGCGTCGTCTGCGGGCCGTCCGCCGTTGCCGTCGTCGTCGCTTCCAAAATCAGCAGATCGGCGTCGATGTCGACATGCTGCGCTAAGTCTCGATACACCACCCGGATCGTCTGCATCGGACGCAGCACAGTCTGGCAGCCTGCCACCGCCAGACTGTAAAACTTCGCCGGCGCATCATGTGCCAGCATATAGCGCAATGCCTGATCAAACAGCGCATTCGCCGCCGCCTCGACATCTGCATCAGTCGAGGAAATCGGCGTAATATCGTTCCATTGCACCGCCTTGATCCGGACGCCATAAAGTCCTTCTGCCGTCAGATTCCGTAGTATTCGATGCCACAACCCTGATGTCGGCGACTGAAAACCGGCCGGCAACGTCCGCGTCATCGCCTTCATGGTTAATCTGGCGTCGGCATTTCCGCCGCCAAATGGTATTAGCGTCGTGACAATCTCGCCAGCATCCTCGATCTGCTCCAATTGCGTGATCGCACACACTCCGGCCGTTGGCGTCGACAGTGCTCGCACCGCACGCATTCCACTGCTGACAGACGTGCTGGCAAACGTCACCCGGCGATCACCGGACACATAAAAATGCGTCCGGCACTTCGCTGCCAGGCTGATCATCGCCTGCAGCACCGTCTCATAATTCCACCGGCCCACCAAACTATTCACCGGTGACGCATCGTCGGGCGTGAATCGCCAACCCGTCGTGTAGACGATATTTTCCAGGAAAGCCACCGCCGCGGCGTGCGTTACTGGCGTCATTGGCGTCGACGCCAATTCAACACTGCCATCCAAATAATACCGATTGGTCGTTCGCCAAGATAGTTCACCGAGCAGATCCACGCCGCTTACGGCAAGCATAATCCTGCCGTCGTCGCCTATGCTCGTGGTGATCGACTCGATCACACCGCTGCCAATGACCTGATAGCTGCCGTCCACCTGCGCCGAACACCGCACCACGCGCAGCGCCTGCAATAGCGTCGATTTATCATCCGCCGCCGGCAGCGCAAACGAGAACACACCCGCCCGATCCATCCGGCTGGTGGATTCCCACATCGTTGCGCTTGTGATCGGTCCAGATCCTATCTTCACGCCCGCCGTCGTATATACATCGATAAACCAACTCATGCCGTCTCAGGCTCCAGCCGCACACCCGCCATCGCATTCCACATGGCGTTCACCGTCCACTGAATATCGCTGTCCGTCGACTCTGTGCCAATTGCCGGATTGCTCGCCACCGCATACGCCCACGCCCGCTGCTTGCTCAGCGGGTCCACCAGCGTGCCATGCGCCAGGCTGACCCGCCGCTCATGCAGCGCAATCGCCTGTGGCGTATTCATTGGCCGGTCTGCCAGAATCTGGACCGCCGCCGTCACCACCGCCTGGCGCACCCGCGCCTGAAATGCCCCATCCTCAGCTAATTCAATCTGTCCGAGAAAATCCATCGTCCACCCCGTCCACTAGGCAAAAACGTTCCACCACGCCAGCCCCACCGCCGACGCCGGCCCCGCCATCGACACCGACACCGACTGGCTACCCGGTTCCAAATCCAGCCAGCCCGCCGCCGTGTGCCCCGCACCGAGCACAAATCCGCTGTAAGCGTTCGCGCCTGCATTCTGGATGCTTTGCACCTCATCATCCACCACCAGGCTCGCACCCGTCGCCAGCGTGCCCGTCCACGTCCAATCAATGCCTCGCTCAGCGCACACCACCCGCATCGCCGAAATCGTCCCCGCCGCCGTAATGGTCAGCACCGCATGGCGCACCGGCAGATTTCCAGCCACCTCCACCAGCGCATTCCCCAGCAACGACACCGACGATTGCGCTAGGCTGCGCCAGCCCGCCTGCAATGTCTCAAAACTCGCCGTCAGCTTCACAATGGTGGCCACATCCTCAACTGTCCGGGTTCCGCCAATCGACAACAGCCTGGCTAAGCGCCACTGCACCGCCCCGTCCGACTCCCGCTGTCGGTGCAAAGCGCCCCGCACCCCAATCTTCGCCTTCAGCAGATCGACCGCATCCCGCATCAGCAGCGCCTCAGCCCCGGCAATGATCGGATTCCCAGCAACCTCGATAATCCGGTCGCCATTCTCCGCTACCAGATACACATTGCCACTGCCGCCCCCATAGGCGCCCGCAAACGGCACCACAATGCGCCGTGGCAGCCGTCGGGCGCTCCCGGCCCAGTCGAACGACCCGCCCACACTCTCGACAATCGACGACGCCACCGCACCACTGCTCAGATCGTCTTCTGGCAGCACATCTGGCAGCGCAACCCCGTCGAACTCATAAATGCGATATGGCACGATAACTCCCCATTATCTGTACAGCTACAATCCCGCCGCCCGCAGCGCCGCCAACACCCCGTCCTGCGACGCCTGGCGCACCATCGGCCCGTCCACCTGCCCGTAGAACTGCTGCGTAATGCTCACCGACGCCCCGGCCATCGCCGGCTCCGGTACGTTCAGCTTGGCCACCATCCCGCCCAGCATCCCATCCATCGAGCGCGTCACGCCGGAGATTGCTTTTTGCATCCCGACACCAATGCCCTCAGCGAACGGCACGCCAACCTCCTCGGCGGCTACCCTCGAAGGAGAATTGATGCCAAGCGCATTCCTGGCCGCTTCCAGCGCATTCCACGCCGCCTGTCGTGCCTGGTCTGCCAGCCACCCGGCCGCATCTCTCAGCCCGTTGCCAATGCCCTCCATGATCGCCCGGCCAATCCCGCCCCAGTCGATCGACGACCACACATCCGCAATCGCCTGCACAACCTGGCGCATAATGTTGGTCAGCGTCGTCTGCCAGTCGCGCACGATGTTCTGCAGCGTCTGGCCAGCCCCCTCCCAATCCCCGGTGAGCACCTGCAGGAACACCTGCACGATGTTGAGCAGCGTGCGGAACATCATCTCCCAGAACTGCATGATCCAGCCGAAATAACGCTGGACGGCATCCACAATCGCCGCGCCGTGCTCCTCCCAGAATCTGGTAATGGCGCCGAGGACCGTCTCCACGAGCTGCTGGATGCGCGGCATATTCTGTACCATCCAGGCCCGGAAAAAATTCAGCGGCCCGTTGGTCTGCTGGTTCACCGCATCGCCGAAGCCGTTGAACCAGCCCATGGCCGCCTCGAGCATCGGCCCCACCGTCGACCGGATCACCGCCCCGATCGCATCCATCGCCGGCACCACCTTCCCGGTAATAAACGCCGTCAGCGGAGGCAGCACCTGCTGCACCAACTGATTAAACGTGCTCACCAGCGCCAGCACCACCGGCAGCAGCGCCTGCCCCATCGTCGCCTTCAAATTCTCCATCTGCGCATCGAGGATGCGTTGCTGATTCGCCAACCCATCCGACGTCCGAGCAAAATCCCCCTGCGCCGCACTCGTCTGCTCATAAATCAACGCCTGCGCCGCCAGCACCTTCTGCTGTGGCGTCAACGCATCTTTCGTAGTCGAAATAATCCCCAGCTCCAGCGCCTTCTGCCGCATCGACGCATCGTCGAGCAGCACCCCATACGCCCGCAGCGGCTCACTCTCCCCACGCAGCGCCGCCCCAATCGCCTGGATCGCCTGCTCCGGCGACGTGTTGTTGAACGACGCCAGGTCAGACGACAACCCGACGAAATCCGTAGCGAACGATTCGAGATCCTGCCCGGTCAGCCCGGCAGCTTTCCCGAACGTGGCGAACGTGGCCGCAGCATCGAGCGCCTGTTGCTTGCTCTGTCCAAACGCCAGCGCCGCATTGTCGGCCCACGCCTGGACGCTCTTCGCATTGTCGCCGAAGAGCACTTCGCTTTTGCTCAGCGTCTCGTTCAGGTCGGAGGCCGCCGTCACACTGTCGGCGCCGAACTGGATCAGCGCCTTGCCCGCCTCGATCGCCATGCCGGCGACGGCAAAGCCCACGCCCATCGCCATTCCCGACACGACGTCCTTGAACTTACCGAACTTCCCTTGCGCCTTGTCCAAATCCTTGGTCAAGTCGCCGGAATCGCCGGTCATCCGAACTTCTAGCGTCTCAATTGCCATTGGCTACCGTATGCTCCAGGTTCGCCGTCAGCATCATAAATTTAGTCATCATGTCCCGGCTGGGTGCTGGCGCCCTCGCCCCTCGCCCCTCGCCCCTCTTCCAGAACTCAAACATGAAGTCTGACAACTCGAACGGCTCCCGCTTCTTCTTCACATTCCGGTGCGCATTCGCCGTCAACGTCGCCACCAGCGCCATCCGCATATCGTCCCGCAGATCACCGAATGGCTCCACCTGGTAGAATGCCAACCACGCCGCAAACTCCGCCGACCCCATCCGCTGCTGCAGCTCTGCCACCGTGCACCCGCCCAGCGCCAGCGCCAGCACGTGCCAGAACCTCAGCTCGTGGTCGTCGAGGAGCTTTTTTTTAACGTGTCGATGTCCCCCGGCGTCATCCGGCTCAGCGTCAACGCCTCCCCGGCCAGGGTCATCAGTATGTCCCACGGCACACCCAGCAGCATATCGAACTGCTCCGGCCCCACCACCTGCTGCCCAGCTTCCCCGATCCAGGCCATCTGCACCACCCGTGCCGCAAACTCAATCGCCCGCCGCACATCGTCGCCCGTCTTCGGCACGCCGCCCTCGCCGAGCACCTGGTACAAATCCAGCACGCCCGCCGACAACGCCAGCCGCTCGGCGCCCGTCAACTCGCGCAGGATCACATCGCCGTCCCACTCCGGCACGGCGACGCTCTTCCTGCGCAACGCAGGTCCGGCCCCATTCAACACCTCAAGCCCAACTATCCTACTCATGGTCACTTCCTGGTCACATAATCAAAGGTTATGACGCCACCAGACTACGGCGCCGCCACATGCGCCCACGTGATCGCATCCGTGATCTTGAGCGTCATGCTCGCCGTCTGCGCATCCTCCATCGGATTCGACAACTCGAACCCCGACACAAACCCGTCGAAGATCGCCGTCGTGGTCGCCCCCGCCGCGCCCGGATAGGTGATCCGGAACGTCTGCACCGTGCCGTCTTCGAGCGCCGCATAGATGCTCGTCGACAGCGTCGGGTCGTGGCTGGCCAGGTCAGGATCGAACACAATGTCGAACGTCAGTTCCCCGCCGTCACGCATGCCCGCCCGGTACTGCCGCCACACGCTGTCACGGTGGCTCACCTCGATCTGGTCTGCCTGCGTGCCCGGCCCGTTGATGTCTCGCACCTGGCCAATCGTCGTGTACGTCGACGGCGCCGTGGTCAACCAGGCCAGCGTCGCCAGATACCCTGCATACTCAGTCATAGCTCAATCTCCCAATTGTTCTGCATGCCACACGAAATAATCCAGCGACGCCACCCAGCTGCCCGACGCAGCCTCTACTACATCCCGATCGTCCTGCATCAGCGCCACGTCGATGCGCGGCCCGCTCGCCTGCGCCAGCGTCCCCATGGCCAGCCGCAACGCCGCCCGCAGTGCTAGCGACCCATCAAACGACGATGACCAACAATTGAACTGATAACGCGGCCGGCTGTACGTCGGCACTGTTGAATCACGATGCGTCACCGGCCGCGTGCTGATGCGCTGAAACGTCACCGCCGGCAGCGTTGCATCCTGCGGCAACTGGACCGGATAGACGCGCGTGCCAGCCAACGCCGACAACCCGGCATCCGTGCTCAAATGGCCAAACAGCGCCGCCTCGATCATCAGTCCATCGCCTTCCGCATCAACTCCGCCAGCGCCTCGACCGCCTCCCGCTGCGCCGTCCGACCATCCTCGTCGACCGCCGGTCGCAGATACGGTTGCGCCGCCTGGCTGTAATTGCGCCCGAGGCTGTCGGCGCCCTGGAACCCATATTCGATGCGCCGGGCATACTCGACATTGGTCCCGACAAACACCTCGGCATGATGCTCACGCACCACCGGCTGGCTAACCTGCCCGGCCGTGTTGACGATGCCCGCATTATCCGGCGCCAGGTCCTCATGCCCGCCGATGTGGATCGACCGCCGCAGATTGCCCGTGCGGTACGTCGCCCGCCGCTTGGCACTGTTCTGGATCAGCACCGCCCCGGCCGTCAACGCCCGCTCCAGCGTGCGCCCCTGCGCCACCTTGGCCATGCGCTTCCACTTATCATAGAGCCGCTGGCTTCCTCGGATCTCAGCCCGAACCGGCATTCCTCACTCCTCGCCCCTCGCCCCCGTTCAGATAAGGCCCCATTATCGGTACAGCTACTCCGCCTGAATGCGAAACCACGGCTCGACCGTATTCACCCCGTCCGAGTACCGCACCCGCACCACATAGCGCCGCCCGGTCGTCAGCCCGGCCAGCAATGGCAGCGTGATTGTCGTTGCACTCATCAGCGCCGACCCCGACAGCACATCGTCCGACACATCGACCGCTGGCGTCGCCGTCACATCCTCGACCGTCACGGCAACCACCGTCACCGGCGCTGGCGTGCAATCGACCACCCATCGGATTGATTCATTGGCACCCTGTTTCTGGACGCCCTCGATCACCTCTCGCTGGATCATGCTGGCGTCGTCAGCCTCAACTCGCAATTTTGCAGCGTCAGCGGCTGCCCGGTCGAGACCGTGCGGTCAGACGACAGATCCCACCAGGCCAGCACCAGCCTGCTTCCCTGGGTCGCATTGTCGTCGGTCAGGATGGCGTAGCGTGCGCCGCTGCCGCTCGCCGGCAGATTGCCCCCACTTGCCGTCCACACCAAATCGCGAACCTGCACATACGCCAGGTTGCCCGAGTCATCCTCCGTCAGCACATCAAAATCTGTGTTGTTGCGCGTCAGCGCAATCCCGCCGGCAGTGTATCCGTTCCCGGCCGCAATCTCGGTCAACTCCGAAAATGTGTTCGTGTCGACCGTCGGCGCTACTGCCGATGTTATCAACGCCGCATAGAGGCTTGTTACCTCAGTCGCGTTGCGAAACACCTGATCCAGCAGCCAGTATTTTCCTCGATTCGTTATTCCGCTCATCTCAATCTCCTCGTCTCACTGTCAACCCAATGTCATATGTCGCCGTCAATCCAAACGACCGCCGCGAGCGCAGCGTGATCAACGCAGCAATTACACCGACGATCACCACTGGCGCCAATGCATCCGCCTCTGCCACCGCGGCCGCTGGCGTGGCAGTTGTCGCACCATACACAACCCCAGGTGCAGCCGCTCCAGCCTCGCTGATGGCGGCCGCTGGCGCAACCACCACCGCACCCAGCACCACCGTCGGCGCAGCCGCTCCTGCCTCAGCAATGGTAGCCGCCGGAGCAACCGTAATCCCGCCAGCCAGCACTGTCGGCGCAACTGCACCGGCCTCGCTGATGGCGGCCACCGGAGCCACTACCACCGCACCGAGCACAACGCCAGGCGCAGCCGCTCCCGCCTCGCTG